CAAAGTAAATTGTAGATAAAATAAAAGGCACCGCTAAAATAGTAAGTGCTCAACCTAATAAATGTTCCATTATGGATTATGGTTTTTTGAATCTTTAATTTTATTATAACCCCAGACAACTAGGGCGCCAGCACCTACGCCAACGATACAACAGATAATCATATGTTCTAAATGATGCATTACGATACGTGAATAGTTCCAATCATGCCCGCACCTTTGTGAGGACCACACCAGTAAGTATAATCTCCTGGTTCGGAAAATGTAACCTCAAAGTCTTCACCAGGCATCATAGCAAGACCTTCGTGAGATAACTCAGGATGATCTTCTACAACGACATTATGAGGAGGAAGCATATTATTAACAAAATGAACTGACTCTCCAGCAGCAATAGTGACTTCAGCAGGTTCAAATACAAGATTGCCATCGTAACCCATTTGAACGTCAACAGCCCATGCAGGAAGTGCCAAAAATAGTGATGCGAAAAGTGCAAAAAAGAATTTCATTAAGTATTTGCAACTATTATATCTAGTCACTTATACAATTTTCTTCTTCATAATATGACAATTTGGTTATCAAACGCTCATATTCTTCCCACATATAATCAGATCCTGTCTGATCTTGATAAAAACGGCAAGCACGAATTAGTCTCGTGATATCATCTGAGTGAAATTTCATTATCTTAAAAAACTCAATACTAATTATATCTAGTTATATTAACAATTCCACTGACGCAAACTTTTATTGACCCTGCTATCAGGATCTTTGGCAGTTTTCTTAGAAGTTAATTTTTTCTTTAATCCTTTCATTCGAGCACAAAAGGATGCCCTACGGGGATTTCCAACCTTCTTGCTTGGTGCTTTAAGGTCAGATCCAGGATTTTCTCTCTCGTAAGACTTTCTTCCTTTCTCGTTAAGTCCACCTTCTTTGTTTTGCCCTGATTTTCTGGTCCAAGCTGCTTCATCTAGCTCTGTCTCTTCGCGTTTTACAGAGCGGATTGGCGACGAGAAACGATCCCATGCTTTAGGACCATAACTACATTCATCTCGTGTTTCAGGTTTCTGACAAAGTTTACAGAAACGCTTTTCGTCCTTTTCTTCTTCTAGGGTGTAAGCGTTGCCAAGTTCAATACTTTCTTTCGCGGTTCTCGCTGCCTTTTTGAAAGCATCCTTTGCGGGGTAGTCCTCACTACCAGGCTTCGCAGGTGCCTCCCCACGCTTCCGCTTTGCGTGAATGTTAGCATATAAACCACGCTTTGCCTCGCAAAGTTCTTTCAGTTCTTTATAGTCTCTCATGGGAATATACTAACGTATATTCTATTTAGTTATCTACAATGATCATATCAAAATGAGCGAAGGCATCAACACCAGAAGATCCTGCTGTTGCTTCTAACTGAACATCAGTCTTCTCTGGCATATACAATGGAACTGTAAAGGTGTGATCGTAATTTACACCAGCAACTTGAGCGATGTGCTGTGTCCTGAATACCTTTCCTTCTTGTCTAAACGAAACTCTTACGGTAATCTCTTCATTCTTTAGAGTGGATACATTCATATTGAATAGATATCCAGACTTGCCAGCGGGAACAGTATAAACAGCCATCAAAGTTTGCTGATGAGCAATCTGAATTTTTAGAACTACGACAGCACCCTTTGATAAAGTAAAGTCAGCACCCAATGCTTGTGATCCAGAACAGAATGCCCTGAATACACGCTTGTAAGAATTCTGTGTCGTTTGTGCTGTGCCGTCAAGGGTAAGAACTTCTGTCGTTAGTTCCCAGTTTTCGTTGAGACCTTGGATGGTAACTTCTGCTCCGTTGTTTAGAGCAGCAGCATTTGTAGTGAGAGTAGTAGCAGCAGTATCTAAAGTTGCCCAAGGATAAACACTATTACCATCCCAAATAGCTTCGTAAGATCCGTTTGCTAGGTCTGTATTAGCACCAAACTTATGAACGTAATTGTATCCTTCAATCTGTCCGCCAGAAATGGGGATATTAGAAGCAGCACCAAACGAGTTGATGGGGTTGCCGTCTTCATCGGCAATCATCACTACTTCAAAGTTTGTTGTGTCCTGAACCCTATATGCTTGGTCTTGCTTGTTCCACTGTGCCATTAGTTTCCGTATGCGATTTTGCTTGCGAATACAGTTGCCGCTGTAACTGCTGATGGAGTTGGGGTAGCTCCATCATCGGCAGAAATAACAACAGCAGGTGTCTTCTCAATGGAAACTCTCTCCCCAGCAGCAACCCAAACAGTAACCGCAGATGCTTCTGCTACTAGAAGTCTAATAGCGGTATTGTTTGTATTGATTACAGATACGATGCTAGCGGCATCTACATCTGATGCTACTGCTAAATCAACAGCAGCTGATAGTGGTTTGATTGCCATTTTTCCGACACTTTTTTTCTATTTATCTTTTGCCGCCGCTCATTTCTTTTAGCATCTTCTGTAGTTCAGAAGTGCTGCCAACAAACATAGCGTTGTTGGTGACCTTGGTTGGACCTTTCTTCTCTTCATCAAGATCTTTCATCTTCTTATGTAGGTCTTGGAGTTTCTCAGTCATGTCTGCAACGTGCTTCATTGCCGCTACAGCGACTTCATACGCTCTTGGGTGCCCTGACTCCTGAGCGACCTCTAAAGCGCCTTTGACCGCCTCCTGACCCTGATCTATGAGGCTGTATAACTCACCTCTGGTATATTCATAATCTTTTGTACGGTCATCCTTATCCACCTCTGGTGGTTTTGGTTTGATCGGTTTACTTTCCTCAACTGGTTCAGCACTAATATTGAGGATCTCTTCCATATTATCTTCTAGTTTCATAAGTATTTAATCCCTTCATTAAATCCAAAATCATCAACTGCTGTTAAGATTGCGTCATCTTGCGCGTCAATGTCTCCGTCACCATCAAGATCAGTAAGTGCTTTAGGTGTATATGTTCTTTCAATTGCCCTTCTATTGACGCTAAGATCTCCAATGGTTTCATAGACAATTGCTTTTCTAATGACATCAGATTGACTGTAAGGTCCGTAGAAATAAGTTTTAGCAGTAAAGTTTAAAGTATATACGATATATCTTCTTTGTAAAAAACTATCGTCCCACTCATCTTCATAGTTAATATTGTTTAATACAATTGCAACATCTCTTTTTTCATTCATGTCTGGAATCATATTAAGAGTGACAGAAAAAGATGGTTGGAAATATGGTAGAATCTGCTCTATAATTTGTAAAGCATCATCTTGTGACTTTCCAATAATACCAAGTTCAAAACTCATATTATAAGGAACAGGAACATATTGAACCTTGACTTCATTACCATTATCATCAAGGATCGCTTTGTATTTTTGAATTGGTGAAGTTTTACGGGTTGAATCGTAATCAATTCCTGTCATCTCAAAATATAAACGTGGCAAAGTAATTGCAACTTTTCTACCAACATCTGGATTTTGTTCTAATCTAGTAAGAAACTTTTGCTTTGGACCATAAGCCAAAGGAACTTTTTCTTCTTCTAAAACATCACCAGTTTGTGGATCTTTTTTCTTTAAAGTAATATTATTGAAGAGAGTTCCAAAAGCAATAATATTTTTGCGAGTAATCTCGTTATAAAAATGTGATCCTAACATTAGATACTACCTGTAAAATTTCCAAACTCACCAAATGGATTTACTTCAGTCCAATCAATTATATTGTCAGCAGAATCTTCAATTTCTCTATTTTGATCGTATTCGCTGTTAGTATTATTTAGAGTGTCAAATGTGCCAACAACCCAGACAGCGCCATTATCGTTGCCAGTTAATCCTTCTCCTGTAGCAAAAGTTCCAGTTCTATTAATGACTTGTAAGATTCTTGACGTTTCGTCCCAAGACTTAACCTCTGCAGTGATGTCCGTCGTCGTCCCTGTAACTGTCTCCCCCACTGCATAACTTCCAGTCCCGCCCACAGAAAGAGTAAGAGCGATAGCGCTGCTAAATAAGGTTTCAATTTCGTCAATCTCAGCAACGCCTGTTGAAATATCATCACTACCTAACTCATAAATTTCTGCAGTCATAGTATAGAATTGAATCTTACCAAACTGATAAAAAGGACTTTCTCTCTCTACAAATTTTATTTCATATAAATCTTGAGTTAATGGAAAATAAAGCAAGTCACCTTCATTTGGTCTGCCATTTACTGTAAGATTATATGATGCAGATGCTTCATCCCATCTCCTTGTAGAGACTCTAAACTTAACTTCGTCTGTAATACGTAGACCAAACTTACTAATAAATTCTGAAGTATCTCCAAAACCTTCTACATTACTTAGTAACATTTCAATTTGGAATTGACTTTGATATTTTGAATAAACAATATCATCAAGAGTATTGTCTTTCAAAATTGTTCTTGGCATGTAGTAGATATCAGAACCAAACAATTTGATCTGTTCATCAACAAGGTCTTGATACAAACCTTGCTCACCAGAATCTCCTTGATAATATGTTGGAAAATAGGGACTAGTAGGCATATTTCTTTATCCGATCATGTCCATTGGCGGGATTGCATACTTACTTAAAACTTCAGATTCAATTTTTTCAATTTCTCTGATGGCATCTTCATAAATTTGTCTGCCATTTAAAGTAATACCACCAGGCAATTGAACATTATTATATTTGATCAAATTCATACCCCACTGCTTCTTCATGAGAGAAGTAGCATATCTCTTCACAAACATATCATTATACATTTCTGTAGCATCATTTGGATCAATCAAACGATGTGCTTCAATCAACAAATATTTTCCTTCATTTAAAAAATCTTTATTGATATCCAAATACAATCTATCACGACGCATAGTATATCTAAATTGCTGAAATGATCCATTATTAAGAACCATATCTAGTGTTTCTAGATATTGTTTTGTCATATAATAATTTAAAATATCAAGAGATCCAAATGCATATAGATCATTTAAAAATAGTTGGTATTCAACACCAAAAAGATTTGAACGAATTGAATTGCTAACAAGACCAAATACTTTTGTAATGCCTACAACATGATCTGGGATAGGAATATAATTTGTTGCTTCCTCCCAATCAGTTGTTCCTGTAGTTGTAGTAACTTCTCCAGCAAATCTTGTTGTATCTTCAGCAGTCATGTTATGCCTTAGATAACAACGCTCCATACCATTATAACAATTCTCTTGAAAGAATTGTATGGTATCGTCTATTACATTATTTACCTGCTCGTCGTCAATATTAACTTGGAGTACAGGTTCGCCAAGCTGTCTCTTACAATAAGTGATGAGATCAGCTCTTGAACTTGGAGATGCCATTACACACAAAAATCCCTTCTTACCTATTTAGGAAGAAGGGATCTGGGACTTATTCTGCTGGAGAACCTTCTTTAGGTTCTGAATTTCCTTCTAGAAGACTGAGTGTTTCTAGACCACCTTGCAGTTTTAGTTTATATTCTTTTGCTTTGAAAAGATTTTCTTCAAGTTCTGAAATTTGTTTTTCTGCCTGAGAAAGTTGTTCTTCAAAATTTTTCTTTAATGTTTCAGTATCCATGTCTTTTATGTAGAATGATATGATGAATTATTTATATCAACTTGTAATTGCCTGAAGAGTTGCGTCGGGCAAACGCTCGGGGAAGTACGTGAGGCGGGAGATGTGGCCGTTTAAGACGTTGCTACTGCCTCCTTGACCGCCAAGATATGCCCCAGTGTTGGTTGTTGATGTAAAGTCAAGGTTACCTGTATTCGGAATAAGGCCGCTTACAGTAAGAGTGACAGTGGTCCCGCTATATGCAGTTACTGATTTTCTTGTATCGCCCAGTGTTATCTGAGGGTCGATCACACTGGCAATATCTGTGACGCCATCGTATGCTTGATTTATTGTTGATCTACTAGTTATGAATACTTTATTAGTATTTAAAAAAAGCACTCTAGCGTAGTCTTTAAGACCATCATACTCAGCAAACGCTGTCCCTTCACTTTGGTTATACCAAGAGCTAAAGTTAGTCCCAGTAATACTCGCCACATCCGCCGCCCTTGTCACCGTAGAACTACTACTAACGTCAGCAGCACGGGTGACGGTAGAACCTGCGGTGGGGATGTAGGAGGTGGGGTAGGGGGATTCTTCTATTTGGGCACCCCAGAAATAAACACTTTTTGACCCATCTAGTGTACAATTTGTACTCCCGAAAGCATCACAAAGACCCATTCCAATGTTTGAGGGTCCAGACGTTGCTGTAACTGAACATCTGTACCACCCATTTACTAGCTCTTGGATTTCTGTTCCAGTTCCACTTTTGGTTCCATTGCTTAGATCAAAGTACTTAAACCCATCGTTATAAATTGAAACCCATATAATACTAGAGTTTGCGGCTTTAGCAAATACGCTCAAAGTATATGTTGCTCCACTCAATGAATATCCAGTTCTTCTTACAAAAGAAGATCCCGTGCCTCCGCCTGAGCTAGTAAACAAAGAAGCATCAGTTGCTCCTGTTGGCGATGCAGTGGCATTGGGTGTTACTGTGTTGTTTTGGCTAGTATCCCACCACCCACTTGTGGTAAAATTCTCACTATAAGTAACCAAATTAGTCCCACTTCCCTCCAACAACAACCCCGCCGGTTGCATCACGCCATTCTCATCAGGGAAATAAGCATTATCCCGTGCTACATCAATACCTGCCGTCTGAATAACACCAGAGGCGTCATAGTACGTGGCATTAGAGGCGCGACTGGTGAAGGTTGCAGGGGTTGGGATGTAGGAGGTGGGGAAAGAACCTTGTTCTAGTTGAGCTCCCCAGACGTAGATGCCGTCAACACTATTCCCATCACTTACACTGTTAGTTGTTGGATCTAAACTGTCAGCATGATAAATGTCAAAATTTGCATTTCCTCCAAGCTCAATTCTAATCGTAAAACTGCACCTATACCACCCATTGCCATATGATTGGATATCGGCGCTAGCGGGGTGTGAAATGTCACTTGTCGGTTGATCGTACACAACCCCATCTACTAGGTCAAATACACCTCTGCGGTATGTATAATTTGGAGTACCAAGGGCCAGCCCCCCAACAGCCAAATGTACATATCTACGACCAGCAGCTTTCACGAAACAACTAACAGTGTAAGTGATACCAGTATTAAAAGAAAACGGATACCTAATAATATATGCCCCAGTCGTACTGTCTGGAGTAAACAAATATGCGCTATTAGTATCATCTGGAGCAATAGTGGAATTAGGAGTTAAGGTGCCTGTAGAATTGTACAGGACCCATGGTGATTGAGATAATTTATCACTGTAAGTTAATTCATTCGTCCTACTCTCCTCTACCAACAACCCAAGACTCTCCCCAGTAGCCGGGTCATGATCAAATCGTGCCTCATTAGCCGTAGCACTTTGGATGACACCATTCTCATCTACATAAGTTCCAATTGAATTACGACTGAAAGTGATTAAGTTCCTACCACTAATCGTATCAACAAGATTCTTACGATCAGCAAACCTTAAGTCTAGTGATGGAACTTGAAAATCATTATTTGTTCCGTATATCGTTGCCATCTTCTAAATGTTATGTTATTGTTATTTATTTGGTGAGTTTTTGAAGTAGTGCGTTACTGAGGCGGGTTGGGAAGTAGGTGAAGCGGGAGATGTTCGCATTAAGTGGAAATATCTTTAACCTATCCAAAGATACAGAAAGTGATACGTCTGCTATAGTTTCTACAGTTCCACCATCAAAGACCATTGCAGAGTCATTTGCAGCATAAGCAAGTCCAGTATTATTGATTCCAGTAGAAATGCTAAAACCCCTAACAACATCTCCCCTTATTCTCCATCGTTGTTCAGTTACGCCTCCGGTGTGACTTCCAAAAATAATTCCAGATCCTGCCGACATAGAATCTATGTCATCGTTAGCAAAGGAAAGAATTCTTTTTGCACCACCTGTTGCGTATGTTTGCTGTGGGAACGACGCAACTATGGTCCCTTCACTCTGGTTATACCAACTACTAAAATTACTCCCCGTAATACTTGCCACATCAACAGCACGGGTTACTGTTGATCCGCTAGTTGGGATGTAGGAGGTTGGAAAGGATCCTGCTTCTAGTTGGGCGCCCCAGATGTAGATGCCGGAGGTGCCGTCACCAGAGTAATTGCCAAAATCTGCATCGTCCCACGCATAGATGCGATACTGCGCTGAGGCG